GCCACGGCTGCGTCCTGATTATAAGTCCCATCCATGGGAATATCCTTGAGCACGGTACCTAATGCCCGGTGCAATGGATCTAAGACCACCTGAGACCAGTAGTCCAAAATGGCCACGATCCGAGTCTTTCCGCCCCACTCCTCGATCGCATGGAGACGCCCACAGACCGAGTCGTTATCGGAGACAGAGCCAGACCAAGGAATTGAAACAGTCGCCATCATATCCCTTATCATACCTCCCATTTTAAAATACTCCGCAAATGACACTAAGGGGCCTAATGTCTCATCCGAGGCCGCCAACGCAACAGCGTCCTGTCGAGCCGCGAGAATTGCCTTCCCGTTGGGCCCTCCTTTCGTACTGAGCGTGTAACGCCACCCGGTGTAAGCAGACCGTACCACCTTAGAGAAGCCTCCCTGTGATATACCCAGTCGGAAAAGAGCCGTCGAAATGTCCGCTTCTAGAACCGTATCAGTCACGTAGGTAGACGCGTCTGTTACAGTGTCATACTTAGGTGACCCGGGAGTGATAACCACCCGATGTAAGGAAAGGAATGAGGCCATCACACCGATGAACTGAGCTCGATCATCGATAGATGCACCCTTAAACAGTTGATCATGTAATATGATCGAGTCCTTTGCATACCTGTTCCATTCCTGCTCCTCCGCATGTGCTGCCAGCTCGCGCGTAGAGAGGTTAGAAGGAGGTAATCTAACCCAATCCACAAACAGTGAACCAGCCGCTTTAAGGTCCGATATCAAATTTGAAGGAGAGTGTTCGACGTCAATAAGGACTTGTACGAACAATACAGAGATAGCCGAGACTACCTCAGAAGACCAGTGCTGGCCGCTTAAGTTAAGTAACATTATTAGGACCGAGATGTTGTATTCGAGGTTACGTTTTGTCTGTTTCCGCACAGGCTCACCGGCCATTGGCACCAATCGAATCGGGAAGTTTAGTGAGTGTCGCATTTGGAGATAATAAAGGGTCTAACTTCTTGGGAGGGTTAAGGCTCCACACAGTATCTGGGTAGAGAGGGCTCCCACAACCCTCCCTATTGGTACAATAGTTAGCCCTTAAGAATCAAATTTCGGCACGATAATATAGTACTAACCTCTAATTCTACAGATCAGAGAAACCTACACGTGTCTGTGACCCTTCCTAACCGTAGAGCCGTTCGTCAACGACCCTATTTGGGCATTAGTTTTGGAGTGTAGCCCGCCACTAATCCCTGTTGTTGCTACACCAACAACATAACCCCGTTTGGAAACTGGCTAGTCCATGTCCTAACGATTCACGGTCGCCGCGATGATACTAGCAATTCCTACCCGTGCCGTAACACGTCTTCC